GATAAAAAAATGATTATACCAACTGATAGTGTTCTAACAGTTGTTGAACCACTTGAATCAGTAACACAACTTTACCTAGATAAAGTAAATAGTTTTGAGATTGAGGAGACAAATGATTAAATGTGTTTTATTAAATGCTCACTGTACACTCATCGCAGAGGTAGTAGAGGTTGATGCAGAGATAGGAGATCCCAACTGTAAATTAATTAAACCCTATGTCTATAATAGTATAGATGATATGGTTCCTTGGAAGGCAGATATTACAAATCAAACAGAGTTTATGATAAGGTCAGAAGATATATTGACGATTGCAGACCCTAATGGTATAATATTAGACAAATATACTGAACTAACTTCGTAATGAGATTTTATACTAACGTCCAAATGGTCGGAGATAATTTCTTGGGACGTGGATATGAAGATGGTAAACACTTTGCAACTCGTGAAAAGTTTTACCCAACATTATTTGTAGATTCAAAAAGAAAGACAAAATATAAAACACTTGATGGTTTGCCCGTTGAACCAATTGAACCTGGCACAGTAAGAGATTGTCGTGAGTTCATCAAAAAATATAATGATGTAGAAAATTTTAATGTTTATGGAAATGAAAGATTTATCTATCAGTATATCTCATCAAAGTATCCAGAAACAGAATTAAAGTTTGATATTGAACAAATTAAATTAACCACTATTGATATTGAGGTTAAATCTGAACTTGGATTCCCTGATGTAGAATCTTGTGCAGAAGAAATACTTTTAATTACTTTACAAGATTATACAACAAAACAAATTCGTACTTGGGGTCTTGGGGCATTTAATAATAAGCAGGAGAATGTAATATACAAATCATTCAACACAGAGTATGAACTTCTTAATGATTTTATTAACTGGTGGATGATTGAAGATAATACACCAGAAGTTATTACTGGTTGGAACAGTAAATTATATGATATTCCATATCTTTGTCGTCGCATTGATCGCATACTTGGTGAGAAACTGAAGAAGAGAATGTCACCTTGGGGATTGGTAACAGAAGAAGAAACATTTATCGCAGGTCGTAAACATATTTCATATGACATTGGTGGAGTATCACAGTTAGACTATCTTGATTTGTATAAGAAGTTTACTTACAAAGCACAAGAGTCATATCGTTTGGATTATATTGCAAGTGTTGAACTTGGACAAAAGAAACTTGACCACAGTGAGTTTGACACATTCAAAGATTTCTATACAAAGGGTTGGCAGAAGTTTGTAGAATACAACATCATTGACGTTGAACTTGTTGACCGTCTTGAGGATAAGATGAAGTTGATTGAACTTGCATTGACAATGGCATATGATGCAAAGGTCAACTATGAAGATGTCTTTTATCAGGTGCGTATGTGGGATACTATTATATACAATTATCTCAAAAGAAGAAACATTGTCATTCCTCCAAAAAATAGATCAAATAAATCAGACAAGTATGCAGGTGCATATGTAAAAGAACCTAAACCTGGCAAGTATGATTGGGTGGTATCTTTTGACTTGAATAGTCTATATCCACATTTGATAATGCAATATAATATTTCTCCAGAGACTTTATTAGATACAAGACATCCATCTGTCACTGTTGATAAAATACTTTCTGAAGATATAACATTTGAAATGTATAAAGATAATGCTGTTTGTGCAAACGGTGCAATGTATCGAAAGGATGTTCGTGGGTTCTTACCAGAACTAATGGAGAAGATGTACAATGAAAGAGTCATCTTCAAAAAGCGAATGATTACTGCAAAGAAGAAGTATGAAAAGACCCCAACAAAAAATCTTGAAAAGGAAATTGCAAGATGTAACAATATTCAGATGGCAAAAAAGATTTCCCTTAACTCTGCTTATGGTGCTATTGGTAATCAATATTTTCGCTATTACAAACTTGCCAATGCAGAAGCTATTACATTATCTGGTCAGGTTTCTATTCGTTGGATAGAAAACAAAATGAATGACTATCTAAACAAAATATTAAAAACGGAGGATGTTGATTATGTCATTGCTAGTGATACTGATAGTATCTACCTTAATCTTGGCCCTCTGGTGGAGGTCATATACAAAGATCGAGAGAAGGATGGTTCGAGCATCGTTTCGTTCCTTAATCAGGTGTGTGAAGTGGAACTCGAAAAATATATTACGAATTCTTATGAGACGTTGGCCAAGTATGTAAATGCTTATGATCAGAAGATGTTTATGAAGAGAGAGAACATCGCAGATCGTGGTATATGGACAGCAAAGAAAAGATATATTTTAAATGTATGGGATAGTGAGGGAGTTAGATATGATGAACCCAAACTAAAGATGATGGGTATTGAAGCAGTTAAGTCATCAACTCCTGCACCTTGTCGTTTACTTATTAAGAATGCATTGAAGTTGATGATGAACGGAACAGAAGAAGATGTGATAGATTTTATTGATGAATCCAGAAAACAATTCAAAAAATTACCACCAGAAGAGATTGCTTTTCCTCGCACTGCATCAAATGTACAAAAGTATAAAGCACATTCTACAATTTATGAAAAGGGAACTCCTATACATATACGGGGTGCATTATTGTTTAATCATTATGTGAAAGCGAAAAAGTTGGACAATAAATATTCACTCATCAGTAATGGAGAGAAAGTTAAATTTCTTTACCTACAGAAACCAAATATCATTCAAGAGAATGTAATATCATTCATTCAAGACTTTCCTAGAGAACTTGGACTTGAGAAATATGTTGATTACGATTTACAATTTGACAAAAGTTTTGTTGAACCACTTAAAGCAATCCTCGATGCAATCGGGTGGAATGTTGAAAAAACTGTAAATTTAGAACTATTTTTTTCCTAATACCTTGACGAATTGAAATAAAAATAGTATAATAAAAATAAAATGGATTGTTGGCACTGTGGCACTGAACTTATCTGGGGTGGAGATCACGATTTAGAAGAAGAGTTCTATGGCGAAGACCATGCATATGACTTCGTAACAAATTTATCTTGTCCAAAGTGTCAAGCCTATGTTGAAGTACATCATCGTAAAGAGTTTAAAGAATGTATTTCTTGAAAGAAATTGTAAAAGAGATTGGTGACGATTTTACCAAGGTAGCACAAGATATAGATGAAACAGAAAGATTCATTGATACAGGAAGTCATATCTTTAATTCGCTTGTTAGTGGTTCCATTTATGGTGGTGTTTCTAGTAATAAGATTACTGCCATCGCTGGTGAAAGCTCTACTGGAAAGACTTATTTTTCCTTGGCTGTTGTCAAAAACTTTTTGGATACTAACCCTGATGGTTATTGCCTTTATTTTGCCACCGAGGCTGCTGTCAACAAAGGACTACTTAAGTCTCGTGGGGTTGACCTAACACGCACAGTTGTAGTAAATGTTGTTACAATTGAAGAGTTTCGTGGTAAGGCACTTAAGGCAGTAGATATATACTTAAAGACAGATGAAGAGAATCGCAAACCTTGTATGTTTGTATTAGATTCTTTAGGTATGCTTTCTACAGAGAAAGAAATTACGGATGCCCTAAATGATAAACAAGTAAGAGATATGACCAAATCTCAACTTGTTAAAGGATCATTCAGAATGCTTACATTAAAACTTGGTCAAGCAAACATTCCACTTATAGTTACCAATCACACCTATGATGTTATCGGATCTTACGTCCCAACTAAAGAAATGGGAGGAGGCAGCGGTCTCAAGTATGCTGCATCTACAATCATCTATCTTACCAAGAAAAAGGAAAAAGACGGAAAAGATGTCATTGGAAATATTATCAAGGCAAAGACTCATAAATCACGTTTAAGTAAAGAAAATAAAGAAGTTGAAATTCGATTATATTATGATGATAGAGGATTAGACAAATACTATGGTCTTTTAGACTTAGGAGAGAAAGGTGGTCTCTGGAAAAATGTTGCGGGTAGATATGAGATGGATGGAAAGAAAGTATACGCTAAAGAAATATATAAGAATCCAGACAAATATTTTACAGATGATATAATGGAAAAGTTAGATAATATTGCAAAAGAAGAATATTCATATGGAACGAATTGAGCCTACTATTCTTCGTAATCTAATTTTTGATGAAGAATACTCAAGAAAAGTCATTCCATTCATTCAACCAGATTACTTTGAGAATAAAACTGAAAAGATAATATTTGAAGAAGCAACACAATTTATTGTTAAG